AACCACAAGAGCTCCTAGTGCATTAGATGCATTTCCACCTTTATTAGGTGGTACAGCAGTCGCTACAGGTAAAGCTCTTAAGTCTGCTGGACAAACTCTTGGTAGAAACAAAGCAGCTATTGGAGCTGGATTTCTTGGCTATGGTCTTCCAGCCGCTGGTGCTTATGGACTATATAAAGCTGTTACTGGCAAAGATGATGACGATGATGATAATAATAACAAAAATATAGCTACTGGTGGTGGAGACAAAGATGTTCTAGATGCAGACTCATCACTTAGAGACTTTAACTATGCTAAAGCATTAGAAAGAGCTCAAGCAGCAGGAAGAACTAAACCTACTTTTGTAGACTACGTTGCATCTTTCCCAGCAAGTTACACTGACAAGCTTGGTAAAGATCCAGAGTTTGCAAAACAAATGATGGCTGGTTTTGTGGCCATGATGACACCATCAGAAGGTATTGTTGAAAGAAGTGGTGTTGCTGATTTCGCTGGAGGTGTTATGGCAGAACAAGCAAGACAAGAGGGAGAAGTTCCTGATCAGATTAAGTTGATGAAAGCTGTACAAAAAAATCCAGAAATATTAAAAGCTATGAGACAACTTAGCACTGCATCCGCAGCAGCTGATCCAGTGGCTGATGAGGCCCAAGCTAAAGCAGTTGAAGGAATAATTTTAGATTATCTTTATGAGGGTAATCCAAAAAAAGATGACAAAGTATATGATGTTGAAGGCAACCTGCTAAATAAAAACATTCTTTTAAAGCTATACAGAGATTCAAACGGTGATCTTACAGAAATATCAAAATTTGTTTCTAAAAAATTAGATTAATGCCTTTAATAAAGCTCCCCAACGGAACTCAGATTTTTGTTGAAAGTGATGATCCGGAAGAAATAAAAAAAGTTACACAAAAAGCTAAAAAAAGAAGTTCTGGTAGCTCTGACTCTGTCATTGGAGACATAGGCCGAGGCATAGCCGCGGGTGTTGTTTCTATACCTCAAGGTATTGCTACCATACCTACAACTGGCTTAGATCTTTTGTTCAACACAGATGTTACCGATGATGTGAACGAATTCTTTGAAGATATCAAACCAGATGTTCAAGGCACAGCTGGTAAGACCGCGCAAATGGTAGCTCAATTTGGAATACCAGGTCTTGGCGTTGCAAGAGGATTATCACAATTAACTAAACTTCAACAATTAGGAACTATGGCCGCGGTAGATGCAGCTGTAGCAACCGATGATGTTGATACCTTTGCTGACATGTTGTTTGATAAAGAAAGCGATGAAGAAAGATTAAGAAATTTACAAGGCAGAGATGCTGCTTTAGCAAGGCTTACGGAAAGATTACAAGTTTTAGGTGAAACTGCTGCTGTCATGTATGCAGCGCCTGTTGCTGTATCCGGGGCTGTAAAAGGTGTGGGCGCTGGACTTGACTTGGCTGCTCCATACATGAATGCAATAGCTAAAGCCACACCTAAGTTTGGCAATCAAGCTGTTGCTTCTGCTAATAAAGCAGACAAAGGAGTCAGAGACTACTTAAGAAAGTATTTTTCATATGGTGGTAAGTACGAACAAACAGCAGCAAACAACAAATATATTATGGATGCCATGCAGGCAAAAACATTTTATTTAACTTCTTTGATTAATCCAATTAATGATTCAATGAATGTTGTTAGAAAAACTCTTGAAGATGCAGTTTCAGTAGGTGGCAAAATGAATTCTCAAGATGCTCTTGAAATAACAAAAGCTATGTCTACTTACAGAGCTCCCTTGTTAACAGTTGAAAAAGAGTTTCCATCTCTTGCAGGTGATGCAAAAAAAGCCAAAATGGCTGAGTATCAAAAAGAAGCAATGAAAAAAATTAAAAGCTTTGAAGGTCCCGGAAACAAAATTGATTATGATGCGCTTGGTATTAATAAACAAAATCAAATATCCGAAATTATGGCTAACAATCAAAAGATGTTTGACTTAGAGCAAGCAGAAATTATTAAATTTACTGCTGGTGAACCTGATGTTGCAAAACTTTTAATACCACAAGAGTTAAGACAAGCTATCATAGATAATCAAGGAAAGTATGGAACGACAATATATAGATCTATTATAGATCAAAATTATAGAATCGATCCAAAGCTAAAAGATAGTGCGATTAAAGAAATTAGAGCAAAAGTAGATGGAATTAGAAGTGAACAACAAGCAATAGATGCATTTGAATTATTAACCAACCCAAGATCAGCAGATACTCCATATCAAACACCTGAGCTTTTTGTAGAAGGAATTAAGTTTGGTCAACTTCAAGGTAAAGATTTAAAAAATCTACCTGCGGTAAGAAAGGCAATGGGTGAAGTTACAGCTCTTGATTACAACAAAGCTGGTGATTGGAAACTAGCATTGCAAGATGAAGCAGTTGCTGCCTCATCAACCATGGCTAAACTTGGGGGTTTGTCAGGGAGAGCAAAAACTTTTGACGACATAGCAAACTTAAACCAACTTAACATCCAACAAACAGGAAAGGGTTTTTTAAAAACTCCTGAAGAAATATATATTGGATCAACCGGAAAATACTCTCCTCCACTTGATAGTAAAGGAAATGTAAAACTAGAAGACGAAACTGTAATTAATGATGTTTTATACAAAAGATTTAAAAGAGAAGCTGGAGCTTTAAGAAATACTTATGCGCCAGCAGTTTTTCATGATTCGTTATTAGAAGTATCAACAGATTGGTTAAAAAATAGTCCAACTCCTTTAAAAAAAATCTATCAAGGATTGCTTGGTTTAAAAGCTTTATCTCAATATGGTAAAACTATTCTTGGTCCTACCGCCCAGATAAGAAATAACACCAGCGTTCCCTTCATGGCTTTAATGAACGGTAACCTTGGCCCAAGTGGAAGATTTACTGATAACTTTAAGATGGCTTTTGCTGGAATCTTTGATCCAAGAAAGAAAGCTCAATATGCATAAGAAATTGCAGAAGCCAGAGAGTATGGAATTATGGTTGGCAAAGGAACACAGCTTCAAGAACTTTCTGATATTGCTACCTTTGCTACAGATGATGTGGCAGTTTTAGCCAAAGCAAAATCAAAAGCTGTTTTTGATGTTATGAAAAAACCTTTATCAAAATTCGAAGGAGTTTACACAGGATCTGATAACGCGGCCAGGATGATTAACTTTAGTGGAGAGAAATCTAAGTTTGGTAAAGTTATCGCAAAGTCTTCAGATGCAGATTTTATTCCTGTTAGCTCTGGAAGAAACATGGCAGATCCAGATATACAAAAACTTATTAAAGCAGATGGTACTGTTAATGTTGGAGAACTAAGAAGAGCAGTTCCAATAAAAGAGGGAGATAATATTTTAGATAAATTTATTAAAGGAGAGTCTGCTGACATAGCTTTAAATGTAACTCCCACCTATTCTAGAGTTCCTGAAATAGTTAAGTCATTAAACTATGTGCCAGTCGTTGGTAACTTTACAGCTTTCCCGGCTGAAGTTTTAAGAAACGGTTTAAATACTTTGCAAAGAGCAGTTAAAGAAATAGCAAGCAGCAATCCAGAGTTGCAAAAAGTTGGCGCACGAAGATTGGCTGGCGGCCTAACAACAACAGTTGGCATTCCAGCAGGACTAACAGCAACAGCATTAAGTTTAACTGGCGCTGATAAAGAACAACTTGATGCATACAAAAGATCTTTTGCTGCACCCTGGGAAAAAACAGCAACTATGATTCCAACAGGCACAGATGCACGAGGAAACATTACAGGATTGTATAACTTTAGTTATACCAACCCATATGATTACTTGCAGAAACCATTTAAAGCAGTAATGAATGCTTATGCCAATGGTGAAAGAAACGAAGCTGGACTAATGGATATTGCAACCAACGCATCTGTTGATATGGTGGGTGAGTTTGTTAATCCTTTTCTATCTCCAAGCATGGGCGCAAAAGCCTTGTATGAATCTACTCTAGTTGGTAAAACAGAAACTGGCAAAACTATTTATAACGAATCAGATATGTTAGGCGAAAAAATAGCAAAAGGGACATTGCATTTCTTTAATGCAGTAGCTCCAACAATTACACCAATTAGGTTTGAAATAGATGCAGATGGAATGCAAACAGTACCCAAAGATTTTATTACAGCCGCAGCTTCAATGGCCACAGGAGAAAAAGGTTTAATCAGCCCAAGAGGAAAGCCCATTGATGTTGCAGAAACAATGGTGTCAGCTTTTTCTGGTATTAAAGTTATTAAACCTCAGATTGATAGATCTCTTTACTACAAAGCAGCCGAAGCAAAAAGAGCTATTAGAGAAACAACCAATGAATTTAACAGGTTGCTTAGATCTAATAACAGAAGAGACGCTGAAGATTTTATTCAGGGCTACATTAACACCAATGAAGATAGATATAATTCTTTAAGAACTCTTTACACAGCTATTGAAGATGCAAGAACTTTAGGACTTAAAGACTATGAAATTAGCGAACAACTAAAAATTGCAAAAGTTGCAAACAGAGATATGGTTATGCTTGGAATGTTTAATCCTATTGAGCCTAATAAAGATGTTCTTCAGTTTGCAATGACTGGTACAGAAAGAAAAGCAGCTCAACCAATTTCTGTCGGTGATCTTGTATCTTCTCAGGTAGATCTGACCGGGCAAAGCCTTCAAGGACAATTCCAAGATCCTCGACAGCAACCAGTAGCTCCACCAGTTAGAAGAGCAGCGGATGTATTAAGAGAAGAAGAGATAAATAAAATACTGACAGGAAGACCATAACTTGTACAACAAATATAGAGCGAAGAAAGTTAAGCTTGATGGCATAACTTTTGACAGCAAACTAGAAGCGGCTAGGTACACTCACCTCAAAGAACTAGAAGCAGATGGCATCATCTCTAACATAGAAGTGCATCCACCTTTCCCATGTGTGGTCAATGATAAAAAGGTTTGTCTTTATAAGGCTGACTTTAGATACGTCAACAGCGAGGGTGAGATAGTGGTCGAGGATACAAAAGGAATCGAAACGCCTATGTTTAGATTGAAGAAGAAATTAGTAGAGGCACTGTACCCAGACACAGAAATAATCGTAGTAAAAAAACCCAAAGCTTAGAGGGGTGGTCTGCTTTCAACCCAAGGTCTAATTTCTGTAATAGATGATCCATTAAATAAATTCTTAACTTTATCGCAAGTCTCCAAGATATCTTCTGGAAACCCACTGTTTACAACTTCAATTAATTCTTTGCTAGAAAAAAAGTTTTCGCCCGGCGTGTTAAGGTTCTCGGCCACGTTGACAAATCTAATCTTGTCCTTCTCATACAAAACCATATCGTCATCCTTCTCCATAACATGGGCTGGTATTAACTCAGGTATAAAGTTATGTCTTGCACAACCTTTGGTTTGTCTGTCTTCACTAATCTTTCTATCGTGCTGGGTGCAATGCCAATGTGCATCTCCCTTCTCAATATCAACCTTAGCAAACCTACAAGATCTACAATGTATCTTAGGTGGCAGCGCTCTACCTAGATAACAGGCTTGTTGGCCCGGTGTCATATAACTTTTGATCCGGTAATCTGTTTCCGGTATGTAATTATCTGGTGGAGTTTCTGCTAATAAAATACTTTTTGCTTTTTCTATTAAAGAATCGAAAGCGATACTATCATACTCAATGATCTCTGTATATAAGTCTGAGTTATTTTTGTTGTAAACAATTGCAATGCATCGATCAAACTTAAACAAGCCCATGTATAAATGTAACTGAGCAGCATATTCTTCTGACCAATCACAATAACTACCAAGCTTTACTAGGTTGTTGAAGCGATTGTCGTTGGCTGTCTTGAACTCTAACAAGAATGGATCTTTGGTATCAATCCCCGGAAAGTTTTGCCCTACGCCATCGATGTGGCCTTTGACGTGGCCTCCCAATGTCTCTGTCTCAAACTGTTTACCATTAGAAGCAACATCAAATATCTGGGCACCGGGAATCTTTCTAAGTTTCTTGATAAGATCATCCTCAACCACGTTGCCTAAATCAAGAAGTCTCAAGACTCTAGCAGGCATATCTTCAGGCATAAGCCAGCGCCAACGCATCCAAAGTAAACGCTGGTTAGGATTACCTATCTGACTGATACCTAAATAAAATCTTTGATGTCTCTTTTGTTGTAGTTCAACATCGTCTAGCAAATGGTTTATATCTTTCATAGATCTATATCCTCATTTTGTTTAGTTTTAATTCCAACAACGTTCTCATACTTACCTTGCTTTTGCACAATGATCTCAGAGATTGTATCAAATGCACCGCTGTTAATTAATTCAGCAGCCATCCATGGTTGACTTGGTGATCCCCACTTGGTAGTAATTTTTTTCCACTTACGCACTGCCATATTGTGTGCAGTAGGATGACCAAACATTAGTGGCATCTTCTTAGGAAAGAACTCATCCTTCACTGTAAAGACTACCTGACAATACTCACTG